AGTTTCTTCTTCATGCCCTTCATGCGGGCGCAAAAGGAGTCTCGGCGTGGGCCTCCCTCGGGCTGCGGGGCTTTGAGCCCCGGCTTGCCCGGATTGGCTGCGTTGTAGGAGGCACGCCCCTTGGCGTTGAGTCCGCCCTTGGGGTTCTTGCCTTCCTTGCGAGTCCATGCCGGAGACTTAGCCATAGAAGAGGGTCACGGCAGCAGCACTGCCCGTGTCGCAAAAAACACCGTTTTCTGCCAAGATGCCTTCGCCGGGAATGACCACCGTATGGCAGCCATTTGCGTTGGCACCCACCTTTAGCAACACCGTGCCGGAAGCGGCAGAAGCGTTGTCGTAGAAGATCACGGGATCAGTGCCTGCTGAGGACACAGCAACGTACGCCCCTTTAACACGGGTGCGGTACGTGACCATAGCCGCATCACTTGTCGTGTATGCGGCCTTGACGTCATATTGCATCGCCATGATGCGCTCCTGTTAAGCCGTACGGGTAAACGTGTAGGCAGTGGCGCTGGAGAACATCAAGGTGAAGCGGGCAACACCCGTGGCACCAGAAGCAATCGTCAGATCGCCAAAAGAACCAGCGGTATCCACAGCGGCGCTAGACAACACAGCATTCGTATTGATCGCCACCGTCACCGTGCTTGCACCTGCGCTGTTGTCGATGAACAGATCAAGCACCGTGCCACGAGATGCGCCAATAGCCGTACCCAGTTCCGTGCCGGTGGGCAGCGTAATGGTCGTTGGTGCAGCCGAAGTGGAAGTGATGTACCCGGAAGCGACCTGAGCAGCGGTAGCCGTTGCATCAGCGTTGATCGCGTTAGCCGTGGTGAGTTGATGGCCTTGAATGAAGCCGTTTTGCGAAACGACCGGGCCGTTGAAGGTACTACGCGCCATTGAAAAGGCTCCTCAATTTGTGCCTGCTGTCTGTGAGGTCAGTCCGCCAAGCCGGTCAGCAAGCAATATGGAATCTTGGGACTTACCGAGTTTATACACCCGACTTGGCGGGTGCGTCAACGAATTTGTTGGACTTCTTGAGGTTCTCCTCTTGCGTGATTACCCGCAGGTTCCAAGGTACGTGGAGGCCGCAGACCGCATCGGAACGCAAAGGTACTATATGGTCAACCACATACTGCTCGCCAGTGGTCTTCGTCATTGTTATCGCCATTTTGTACAGTTCGCGTATCTGTGATTTTTGTTGGCGAGACAACCACGGTGGGGTTGCTTCCCGGTGCTTGCGACGACGCGCTTTGGTGTCCGCTCGCACCCACACAAGATTGCGTTCCTTCCATGCGTTTTGGTACTCACGCTTCACGTGCGCGGGGCGTGTTGCGGCTGCACTAACCACTTGGCCCCGATTCTCTTGGTACCACTCGTGCTTGCGTTCTTTGACTTCCTCTCGTTGGTTGTACTGTCGGAAATACTCAGCACGGGTCTGGTTGCCCTTTTCCCACTCCACCTTCAGGCACTCAACGCACGCGCCTTTGGTCTTGCGTGGGGCGATGTGGCCGTGCTTGCAGGGCTCCCCAGTGAAGTAGTACTTAACTCCAAGCGTCTTGGCTTCGGCGCGAGTCTTGGGTAGGTTTTTGATGTCCACGTTAGTTCCTGAGACTTAGTCACAGGTAACTGTACACCAAAGAAAAGGGGGCTACAAGAGCCCCCTCCAAACACCCGTAGGTGCTTGATTTGCTTAGGTAGAACCCGAAGAACCGAACATTCCCAGCGGATCGGACCAGCCGAACGAATAACGCTCGCGGGCCTTGTACCGCACGTTGCCGGTGTCGAAGTCTCCATCCATCGACGTAGCCATGGGCATACGAACGAAGTGCTTCATGCCGTTGGGCACATCCGTGGTCAGGAACCACGCATTGCTGTCGGTCAGGAAGTGGTTGACGGTGTAGCCCTCGGGGATGGCACCCATTTGCTTGATAGCGTTGATATCGTTATCAGCAGTAGCCACCCGCAGTTCCGTGTCAAGCAGACGCTTGGCCGTGAACATCAGGGCAGGCGGGATCACCAACTTCTTGGGCTTGGCAGCGATCAGCAGGCCACGCTCATCCGTCCAAGCGGCGATTTGAATAACGGCGGCTTCCAGAGAAGTCTCGTTCAAATCGGCTTGGGTAGAAGGCGTGTTGCTGTTGGTGCCACCACTGACCAGCGGGTGGTCAGTAGCGAACAGGGCCTTGCCGTCACCACCGGGGTAACTGCCGGAGAAGCCGTTGTTCAGCACCGCAGCGGCCTTGACCTGCTTGGTGTACGCCATGGCACGAGCCAGCGCCTTGGTATAACGAGCCGAGAGGCTGTCATACAGGTTGTCCTCAATCGCCTCTTCGGTGATCGAGAAACCCAGAGCGATGGTTTCGTGCGTATAGCGGGTAGACCAAGCCTCTTGCGCATTGTCATACGCAATCGCAGAGCCTTCGTTCTTCACCGGAGCGGCGGAGAAGCCAGACAACTTGGTTTCTTCTTCAAACGAACGCTCGGAAGTCTCACTTTCGTAGATTTCCTTGTGTTCTTCACCGTAACGAGCGTACTCCATGCCGAACAGGGCGTTCAGGCCGGGGAGCAACTCTTTCAGCAGTTGTGCGCGTGAAATAGCCATTTTGAGTTACTCCTTGGATCAGACGCCAGAGGCATTCAAGTATTGATGACCGCCGGTGACGACGCTGGACGTAGTAGTGGTGATACCACCGCTGGACGTAGACGTAGACACGATGTACGGCGCATTGAACTTGACGATCAGTTCACAGAAATTGCCAGATGAATTGGCAGTGTCGGGAACCACGTCAATGATACGGATGGGCAGCGAAGCAGTGTTCGTGTTGCCATCCGTGTAGACGCCGATAGTGGAGTCACCAGTAACGACAGAGCCCGCGTTTTGCACGAGTTCAGCGTTGGTGCCAATGACGGTACGACCCAAGAAAGCCGGGGTCAGACCGTTGCCATCTTCGGTAGTGCCAGCGACCAGAACAACCTTGAACAGTTGGTCAGGATCATCAGCAACGAACGCAAGGATGGTCGTACCGCTCTTGACCGCCAGACTGGCGGGGTAATACTGCGAGAAGGTCAGTTGACCCGTGGTTGCGCTGGTGTATTGGCAACCAAGGAAAACACCGCAAGGCGTGGCCGTGGCTTGGCCAGTATCTTTTTCAATGGTGCCGCCAGCAACCAACTTGACAACGTCGCCATAGAAAATGCTGGTGCCGTAGCCGGTACCAGTCGTATTTGCAATGACGAGTTGACGAGTTGCTCCGGCAAACACCTGCCCACCGATCAAATTGATCGGCTTCAAGCCATAAGGCTTGTCAACGGTCGGGTAAGCCATGAAAGACTCCTAAATTTAAGAACCAGAACCAAAAGAAACCTTCGACTTCTTCTCAGAGAAAAGAGGCATACGAGGGTCACTTTCGCGCATAAAGTTGTTGTCCACCGAATCCACTTGGGCTTTATTCTGCCCCGCGTAGTATTCTGCGCGTTGCTTCATAAATTCCTCAGGAATACGGCACAACATCAACCCACCAACTTCAATACCGCCTTTGAAGCGGCCATCCGTGGTGGCGTGCATCATCATCTCGGGATAGTCTTCAGCCTTGCAGGGCTCATAACCTTCCCGAAGTTTCGAGGAAATGTTGGACGGGTCTTGTTGGCCCATGGTGCTGAGACGAATCCAGCGATGAATCCAACCCGGACGGGGGTCAGGACTCGGCAGGGTCTCGGGAGGACGCCATGCTTGTGGGCGGACTGCCACCGCACGCTTTTCCAATTCCCGGCTCAGGCGATTTTGCTCAGACATGATTTTCAACCTTTCCTCAATTGTGCAACCTGCTTCGCATACAACTCTAGGGGCACCCCAAGGCGACGGGCCACGTCCACCTCTGATGCCTTCAACTTAATGCGATTTGGCGGTGTGCTACGGGTAGCCGGAGCCACAACCGTAGATGATTTAGCACGGCGCTGAGGTTCTTCCTCTTGTGCCGGTCGTGAAGATTTCTTTGGAGGCTCCTCATCTTCCTCATGGCTCCCGACATCTTCAAAATACTCGGGGAATCGTTTACGCATGGTGCGGTCGATTGTTTTGAAGTAATCTTCCGTACCAATGAAGTCTGCACCATATTCCCGTTGAAGTTTTCTGTCAAGCCCCATTGCGGCGCTCGTCATCTCTTCATCCTTACCAAACCACTCGCTATTACGGGAAACCCATTCTTGAGTGAGCGGAGACAGCCTCGGAGCACTGGCTGGTGCTGATTGTTGAGGGGCTGAAGCCGGGATGGGTGCTTCTTCTTCCTTGACCTTGACCGGCTTCATCCGATGGGCACCCTCCAGTCGGAGGGTCGCACGGGTGATTTCCTCCTGTGCAGCCACTACCCTATCAGCATCGCCAGCCTCATAGGCTTCCTTGTATTTGGACTTGGCGACATCAAGGGCAACTTGAGCAGCACTCTTGGACTGCTCAATATATGCCTGACTGCCAGTGGCCAACTGCTGCTGGAGTTTCTTGTTCTCTTCGTAGACTTGCCGAGCAAAGGTTTCAGCGGCCTCCCGCTCTCGC